CGCCAGCTCGCGCGGGTTCATCTTCGCTACAGCGGCAAGTGTAGCAGGGCCGATAGCGCCATCAGCAGCCACACCACAAGCGCCCTGAAGAAACTTGCTGGCACGGCCAGTACCAGAATTAATAGCCAAATCAAAAACAGCAAAGTCCACCCCATGCGGGAGGTCATCGCAGCGGCACTTGTCCCAGTACCGCGCTTTGTAGAGCGGCGCGACGTCGGCAACTGTGAGGGCTTTAATGTCATCTTTGGTTACCTCATGGCCGACCCATTCTTCCCAGACTTTCTTGGTAGCACCTAAATTTGTTGCTCCCCCTGGATCCTTGGGGTGATCGACATATCCCCCTTCATGTTTCAAGACATGGGCGAGGCACTCTTCAAAATTGTCTTTCATGGCTTATTCTTTCGGTGTTGAGTTGTAGATCATCTGGTCTTTCTTCTGCGAGCCAGACGAAGACCCAAAATAAAATGCGATGATGCCGCCCCACGCTGTTTGCAAAGCGCCCAAAAGCAGAAGCAACGCCTCGTTGCCAGATGTCGGCAGGCCGTAGACGAGCATATAAATTAGAATGGCAAAGAACCCAAATGTCACGCTGATTGCAAGGGCGCGTGGAATCCAGTCTTTTACTTCTTTCTGCATATCTCTTGCAGACTTACGGTCGTCTACCGCAATGCGTTCAAGGTCAATGTCTAGGCTCTTCATCTGGACTTTGAAATCTGCGTCAATCTTTTTGACCGTTGCAAGCTGCTCAGGCGAGGCGGCGCGAAGCGCTGTTTGCAGATCGTCCTCAGAGCCGTCCTCGTTGCCAAGCAGTGCTTGGGATAGCGCCTTCGTTGCCATGCCCGCCAGTGGGCCGCCAAGGGCCGTAGCGATGCTAGGCGCGACTGAGCCGAGTAGCGGCCCGAATGTTTTAAGCAGATCCATCGTCCTTACCTCCAGTAGATTTAGAACCTAACATGATCCCCGACAGCGTGCCGGTCAGAAACGTCGCAATCGGCGCAATCAGCTTAAAAAATTCTTGGTCGTTTGGCGCTTGCCCGTCAATAGGCTGCACAACGAATATCAGGCTGTACAGCACGGCAAACACCGTCCCCGTCAGCGTCAGGCATAAGCTGATGCCAATGATGAACTGGAGAAGCGCGTGAAGTTCATCTTCCTTGATCCTCATCGCGCTACGGCTCCGCAAGGGTTCTGTTTCAGAGTGTCTGCGGAACAGGTTCCAGAGGCGGTGCAAATGGGCGGGTTGCACTCCGGCGCGTCCCAGTTCTTGGGGTCTTGGCACGGGTAGCGGTAGCGGTCTTCGCACCCTGACAGAACCAAAAATGCAATTGCCATCAGGTATCTCATTTGTGCGCCGTCAGATAGACGAAGAGTGCAAGACCGAGGGCCATAACGATAACGCCCAAGAACATCCATGCTCCCAAGATCAGTTCAGCTTGGCGTTCCTCGGCTTCCTTCTGCGCGGCGGCCGCTTGACGCACGGCCTCTTTACGCATTTCGGTGACTTCCTTCTGAATTGCAATCCACGCTTGTTGACCGTACGCCCCTACAAACAGGTTCTTGGTGTCCAACTGAAGCTGTTGCGCCTTAGCCCGCAAAGCGTATAGCTTGATTGCTTCAGCCTCGTATTCTGCTTGGCTTTGGAATAGCTTCTTTTTTTGCCCAGAGGTTAGTTGCGTGATCTGCGCGATCCTCGCAAACAAACTTCCCACGCGCTCTACAACGTCGATGGCCTCGTGGCCGGCGTCGGTCGCTGATTTGATTCCATTGTAGATGGCCGTCGCGCTCGCCAGCAGCGTAAAAGGATCCATTTACTTATCCGCTTTGTTTTCAAGCCGCTCAAATATTTGACGACAGATGTCTTTAAGCTCTTTCACTCCCTCTTGAAACTCATCTTTGCGAATGTAATTTGACGGTAGCGCAACCTCAATGATGTGCAGGTCTTTTCGCAGATCTTTCACCGCACCCCAAAGCTCACGCGCCAACCATCCCATGCCTGCGAGGATGATAGCGCCGCCAAGATTGATAAGGGTCTGCGTGTCCATTATTGCGCCGCCAATGCGTTCTGGTTGGTGGATGGTGGGGCAAGCATATTAGGAACCATGCCAATACCTGTCCCGGCTTGTGCAGCGCCAAACGTAGCTATGCCCCGCGCTAGTGCTTCTTTGAACCAATTTAACTTAAACTCGGCCGGTTCACGCATTGCGCGGAGTTGTTTTTCAAGACCATTGATAAACGCACGATTAACAAGCCCGCTTTCCAACATAGGCTCAGTTATTTGCTTAAGCGCGTCTTCCCCAGAAAACGATTTAGGCGACCGTTCAGCAATGTTGGCGATATGTTGTGAGACTGCTTTGGCAAGCAAATCACGACCTTGCGCTGAACCTTGAAGCGCGTCGGCTACGTTTACCCAATCGCTCATCTTGTTGCTGCTCAAAAGCTGTGCAATGCGCATTTCAGGCGCGGCGTCGCCTACAATATCCGCTAACTTATTTTTGCCGCCAAGCCGTATGTTTTCAGCTTCTGCCAACTTATTTGCAAGCGTTACATCTGCCTGCTTTTCCATACCCTTAGCAGTGCCGGTAAGCCCTTTGGAGGTACTGCCTGCTCTTTCAAGTTCGTCAACGTAATCAACTGCTTTTTGAAGCACAGGCTTAAGTTGCGGCGCAGACAGGAAATCCGAGTTCTTCTCTAACCAAGCGCGGGCTTCAATACCTGTTTTGCCGCTCAACTGTTTAGCAAGATAGTTAGACGCCGTGGTAAGCACCAGATCAGGGTCTTGCGTAAGCGCCTGCAATTGTTCCACGCCAGTGCGGCTACCAAAAAATTTAGCCGGGATGTCTTTAGCATCGCCAACAAACATCTCAGGAGCCAGTTTCTCAGTCTTAAGCACCGCCGCGCCTGCGCCGCCTTTAAAATCTGCTAAAAGACCCGACGCTAACTCGTACCCTTTTTGAAGATCGGTATGCGCTGCGCCTGCGTAATTGCTCTGGAGCTTGCTTAAATACCCGTACCATTCTTTAGCGCGGTTCTGCCCAAGTGCTTTAAACCCTTCTTCGCCCTGACCAAACGCCGCATCACCAAGTTTGCGTCGAACGGTGTCAATCGCGTTAAAAGACGGCTGCAACACTTGGTAGTTTTGCCCGTCAATGTTTTGAATGTTTGCGCCCCTGCGCGCTAATTGTTGCGCTGAGTTAGCCGACACCGGCTTCATTACCGGCGAAAGCGCGTCGCGCATCTGACGAAATGCAGAAAGCGTAAGTTGTTCTGTTTCAGGCGCTACGCCTTGCGAGGCGGGAATTTTCTTTTCCAACAACACCGATTTTATTTTGTTGTTAAGTCGTGTGTAAAGCGGAAGATCCGTTATAAATTCTTTGTTTGCTTCTTTTGCTTTTACAACATCGTCGCGGACAGCAACCATAGACTTATAAGTTTCGTCGCGATCTAAAGTTTCTTTTTCAAATCTTTTCAAAACCGCAGCGCGTTGCGTCCCGCCAATGTCGGTCAGTTCTACATTAGGGTCGCCTACGCGGTTGACCGTGCTTTTTGCTCTAGCCAGCGTATCATCAGCGGCGGTTAGCACACCTGAAGACCTAATAAAATCATCGCGGTTTTGCGTGTAAGCAGCAGCTTCACGCGCCTGCGCCGCCACATCTGCTTCTGACGCAATACGTTGACCGCCTTTTTTAATCTCTTCAAACAACTCTCTTGCCGCAGTCTCTCCACCCTGCTTCATTGCCTTAACTGTGTCGCGGACGATTGTCTGTTCGCCTTGGGACAAATTATCAAAGTTCATACCAAGTTCTTTAGCTACAGATTTAGCCCCTTTATCAATGTCTATAGGCAACGCCGAAGTTATAGCCGTAGCTATTTTTAGTATTTTACCAAACGTGGCGGGGGCACCTATGTTTGTTACAAGGTCTGCGGCAAGCGCATACGAAGGTTTAACGCCTTCAATTTCAAGTTTTTGTTTTACAACATTACCTGTACCAGCGCCAACAAGCCCGCTTATCATAGCTGAACCGCGGGATATAAACGGTGCGCCCAACGCCATTGCAGTGCCCGCCGCTTTAACTGGAGCGTAAGGAACTTTTTGAAGTACTTTCCCCGTGCCTTTAAGTATGTCAGGTAATGCAAAACCTGTAGCCGCGCCTGCGGTAATCGCGCCGCCGGTTTCTATAAGATCAAGATTTTGCCGAACAGGTTCGTCCGCAAAAATACTATAGCCAGTCCCATCTTTACGCGGCACGGCAAGGTTAGGCACTACCGGCGCAGCAAGCACAGGCGGTCGTTCCATATCGCCTGCGGGCGCGGTTTCGCCAAGCGCCGTGCCTCGCGCAGCCGCGCCGCCATCCAAGTTAGTAACTTGTTTGCTAAACTCTTTTGTGGCGCGTTGCGTAACTTCTTCAGGCGTAATCTCGTCCGGCGTATTTTGATATATATGCGTAGACCCGTCAGCAAAAGTTACGGTAATGTTTCTAGGCATTTGTCACCTATTTCCAATTACTTACAGTTGGGGCAGCGGCGTTCATTTCAGGCAGTTTAATTCTGTAGTCTTCAGCCCTAACATCACCGCGTTTTATTGCCTTATCAACAAAATCGTTATGCATTTTAACTTTTGCTATAAAAGGCTCGGAAAAAGCATCAACCAACCTTGCAAGTGCGTCTGGTTCTGTCTGTAATTGACCAATTGCATCTTTAAGCGCCTGTTGTTGACTCTGCGTTGGTTGCGAGTCCATTTTCTTTAAGTTTTCCAAAATGCCTTGGAACAAACGCGCTTCTATTTCGCGAGCGGAAGCTAAATTACCGTTTGCATCGTTAACATTAATGTTAGTGCCAAGACGGTTGTTAAGGAAACTGACAGCATCCGCGTATGTTGTACCGCCTTTACCCATAAATTTTACGGCTTGAGGGATAAGTTCTTTTACTTTTCTAAAATTTTCCAACTGTTGCGGAACATCAGATAGCGAGGCATAATTAGCTACTATTAACTCGCTACCTTTTTTCTCAAGTGTTTGTCCTGCGGTGTCGCCCGTGTTAACGGTAACTCCAGCCGCTTTTGTAGTCTCTTTTTCAATTGCGCGTTTTACATCAGCTAATCTAGGATCATTAGGGTTAGCCGCGTATAATTTAGCTTCAAGATTTTGAAGTTGCTCTAATTGAGTCGGGGCAATTGGGGTTACTTCAGGCGCAAGCGTTTCGTCGCCTAACTTAAGCCGTTCAACTCTGCCGTCCTTATAAACTTTTACTTTTATTGGGCCTGTAGAGGTTTGGACGTTTTCAACTGTAAATGCGTCTTTCGCCGCTTCAGTTTCGGCTTCAATTTTAACTGTATTAGCGGTTGCGGTTCCCGTTTGAGCCGCTACCAACCCACGGGCCGCAATGTTTTCCGCTGCCTTAGTCGCGCCTTGCGACATTTGTTCGCGTATTTGAGGAAAAAGATAGCCTTTCGCAGTTAGGCCATCAATAGCCGCCATTGATTGTTCAAGCGTCAAACCGTTTAGCTCATTAAATTTTGCCATAGGATGACCGGGCGTAAATGTTGCCGCTACTATTGCTTTAAGCGACTCAATATCTGGCGCGGCGTCAATTTGCGAACGGGTTAAATCAATATACTTTTTAGTATTATCATAGTCTGTACCCGTATTAGTTAAAAGTTGCCCCTCAGTTTTTGCCCGTGTTTCTTCATTGATCAAACCTTGGCCGGTAACTTTAGCTTCCTGTTCCTGTTGTTTGGCAATCTGCTCTTGCGCGTTGGAAAATGTAACCAAACCAGGAATATCACCGCGTCTAAGAAGTTCATTCTTAACTTTTTCTGGGTCAAAACTTGCCGGCGTGTTACCTTGAACAGTGCCTGGCCCCATGACAGCAGTTTTAGCAGGCATATACCCGCTCTGTATTGTACTTATAAATTGTTGTTTACGCAGGCGTTCAGCCAAAGCATTGCCCGCCGCTATCTTGCGGTTTTCGGCTTCTCTCGCACGATCTTCCATCGTGTACTGCATCTGCAAAGCGTTAGACTGCCGCGCTTGTTGAGCGCTTTGCATTTGCGACAATGAGTTGGCAGTGCCTACAAAATCAAAAGGGCCGGGAACATAAATTTCAGCCATTAGAAGTCTCCTGGTCTAGCAGTCGGCATAGCAACCGAACCGCCGCCTGCCAAACTGCCATAGTTGCTGTATGGGTTATAGCCGCCATTACCAAACATCTGGTTGTACAACATATTGGAGTTGATCGTGCCTGACGCGCCGCCCAACGCTCTGTTCCAAGAATCTGCCGAGTTAGTGTAGCCAGAAGCGCGGGCGTTACCGGCGGCCATCATGGTGCTACCGGCGTTTTTAGCGTAGTTTTGCCCTGCCGAACCAAGCTCGGACGCTGTTGTCTGGCCTTGCCCTAAAATTGATTGAAGCGGCGTTAGCACATCAGCGCGGTTAGTGCGGTAACGATTATAGGCGTTTGTATATTCTT